GTGCGTGGATTTTCTCGCTGTTTTTTGTTGTTCGGTGTGTTGTGTTTTGGTGTGTGTTATATTTGAGATATCAACAAAAAACTAGAGAATAGGAGGGTGAAATGTAGTTGTGTTTATTAATGTATTAAGTGCAATGGGTGCAATAAAAGCGTGTATACCGCATTGTTTGAATGAGTGTGATAAAAAAGCCCGGTAGGTGGACAGCCTATCGGGCTTTTTTTGATGTATCGGTGTGTGTGGTGTTTTGGTGTGGTATGATATAAGTGTCAACTTCAAGGAAAGGAAAAAAAATGACTATTCTGATTGATAAAACTAAGGCCGTTAAGGTTACTATTCGGGAGTGGGATGCGGATAGTGTGCAGTATGGGCCTGATTGGTCTAATGATTTTTTTGCGAATAATGATATGGAGTATGTTGATGGTTTGGGTAATGCTTATTTGGTGGATGATGTTGATTATTGTGTTGAGCAGGCGAATGATATGGTGGCTGGTGTTGGTGATTTTGCGGAGTATGGGCCTCAGCCGTGTCAGTGTGTTGATGTGACTGTGCTTGATTTTGATGAGTTGGTTGATTTTTGATGGGAAAGGGAAAGAATAGAATGTTTAGAGGCAGGTCTTTGGTTATTGAGATTAAAGATAATTTTTACGATGTTTGTATTGATATGGGGGGTGACCCGATTTTTTATAATGTTGTTGGTGCTAATGATGCTGATATGGCTCTTTGTTCGGCTCTTGAATATAAGTATGGTGATTGCGATTTTGATTATATGTGTTGCAGTGCGGAGGGCGTTTACTACATATATGATGTTGAGGTGATTGATGACGTTGAATGATAAATAATCCAAGAAAAAAGCCGGTGGGGATTCCCTACCGGCTTTTTCTTGTGTTGTAATTTGGTTTACTTTTCTGTTTTGTCTTTGGCGTTTACGGTGATTTCGAGTGCATCGAGCTTGGCTTTTACGGCGTCCTGTACTGCCTTGGCGATGGCGTCGGGGTCTGCGCCAATCGATTCGGAGAGGGCTTTTACTGCCGCTGTAAGCGCTGTTACTTGTGTTGCCAGTTCCGGTAGCATACTGTCGTGCATGCGGATGATGTCGCTGGTTGCGTCGCTGATGATGTCGCGAGCGTATCGTCCGTTGGGTAGTGTGTGCATCCATTGGCCGTTGGTCATGCCGGTGTCGTGCATTCGGATGATGTCGCTGGTTGCGTCGCTGATGATGTCGCGGGCTGCACGTCCGTTGGGTAGTTTGTGTGTCCAGAATCGCATGATGTCATCGTCTGTGAGTGCCATGTCTGTGCCTCCGTTTTGTAGTAGTTGGTTTGCTTTGTTGATGACGTAGTTGACGTCAAGTCCGTTGGGTGCCAGGTCGGGGCAACCGGCGTGGTCGCTGCCGGGGATTTCGCGGTGTAGCCAGATGTTGCCGTTGAGTCCGTCGTGCCATAGGTGGTCCCATCCGTATCGTTGGGCGATGTCGGCGCAGAGTGCGGCTGATGCGTCCATGCAGGCCTGTGTGCAGGGGATGCCGTCCATGCCGCCTTCATGTTCGATGCTGATGGTACTGTTGTTGCTGGCGTAGTTGGCGTCAGACCATGCGCCGTTGCTTTCGCCTACGTATTGGTGGATGGTACCGTCGCCGCCTATCCCGTAGTGGGCTGATGCGCCGCCGGGGTTTTGGAACACGTTGTCTGTGCCGGCCAGATAGCCTACCATGATGTGTAGGGTGATGTGGTCTACGTGGTATCCGTATCGTCCGTTATTGTGGTTTGGGGAGCCTATCCATACTATGCCGTCCATGGTTTATTCCTTAATCTTCTTTGCCATTGTTTTCCTTCTTGCCTATGTTGAAAATATCGAGAATATTCGAGCCGGATAGTTCGGGGTTGATTTTTACGCAGTTTTCCATGATTGATGTGATTTCAATGAGACAGATTCCGGTGCATGCGGGGATGAATACGGGTAGTTCGATTCCGAGATTGATGTAATCCGAACCGTATTCTATGATTAACGCAACGCAAATCACTACCAGATATGTGAACTTGTGACCAAGCCCTTGCCTCATTCTTTCGCTGGACAATTCGCCGTGCATGATTGCGTTGACCACGCCGGTCACGTAGTCTATCAGTGTCAATAGAAACACAATGCCGATAACGATTAATTCATGGGTTGGCATGAATATTCCTCACTTTCTTATACCTGATTGTTGTAGCAAGCCGCCAAGAATCATGCTGAATTCCGCTTTGATTTGTGGTGTCTCGAATCGTAATCTGCCGACGCGATAGGAGTTTAGTATTTTCTGCGTCATGTCATCGGAGCGTTTGAGCATCATGCAATCATTGTCCACCAGTCGATAATCAAACGTAAAATCACGGGTGATTTTAGGCTTTTTTTTGGTGATTATATATAGCACTTCGTCAATGTCGCTTAATTGCTGATATACATTAAAAATACCGTATTCGGTGGTTCTTAACGTGAATGCATAACCGGCGTTGTTAAAATCGCTGACGAGAGTATTGGCGTTATCCCTGAAATCATTATTGATTGCATAATTCGCATAGTTTTCATCATATTCGCGTAAAAACCGGCCAAATTTTGACGTTGCGACTTTGGCGCTGAATCCACCATAATCCGCCAATTCCACCATGATAAACCCGTTGCAATACCGTTGATATTGCGTGTGATTATCCAGTTGTGGCTTGAGATTAATGCCGAACGCGCTGAAATACGGGTTGGCGAGGGTCACGGCGTTACTGCACATGATGACACGTACGCGGTCATTCCATCGGTCGACCGTATTATAGAATTCCTCCAGCGCGGTCACTTCGCCGCCCAAGTATCTCATGTTGTCCGGGAATATTTCATCAAAAATGATGGTACGTACCTTGGGGTAGGCGACTGATTTCACCTGTCCGGCCTGACTGAGGGCGATGAAGTACCCCATAATATGCCATGTGGGGCGCGTCTTTCCGTGCTTGTCGACGGTGGCGTCCCTATCATCCATCCAATGGCATTCGGCCTGATTCCCGGACACACGGAACTCCAGTTCCGGGTATTGTTCCGCGATGTCCGCGAACCATGTGCCCTTGTTTTTCTGTTCCTCGGCCGTTCTGCGCAGGTAGATGAACTGCCATCGTTTTTTCACCCAGTCCCCGATGACGAGCTTCTTCGCACCATAGGTCTTGCCCAATCCGCGCGCGCCGATGACGAACATCCATGGCGCATGGTATGAGAGAACACGACCATAGTCATAATAGTCGCTTTCACTAAGAATCCTCTCCATAACATCAATCATACCATAAGGTACGGAGAAACCGGTGGATATCCACCGGTTCCGTACTACTTGGTGATATACCGGCGTATCTCCCACCGGCTCGCCCCGCCCATCTCGCTTGACGCCGCGAACAAGTTCGGCCCACTGCCCGGCCCCCCATGGGATAATGTCTCGTCCCTGCCGTCTGCGGTGAACATCTCCACATGGTCCCACGTCTGCGTGTATGCGCCCCAGTCCAGTAACAGCAGGTCGGCGGCGTGCGCCATGGCGATGGCCGCCGATATGGACGTGTCCGAACTGCCACACACGCGGGTACCCTTACCGGCCATCTGTCCAGTCCATGTACCCACGTCGATGCCAAGCGTGTCCTGATACGCGCGCCAACACACCGAACTACAATCACCGTACCCGCTCGAATCAGGGTCAAGCCGCCCCGCACCCTGCGAATAGGCGTATTTGTTGATGCGTGACCGTAACCATTCCACGACACGCGCCGCGTCCTTATTGCCGCTACCGGAGCTTGAGCCGCCGCCGGTCTGGCCGCCGCCCGGCTTGGTGCTCTCCGAAGTCCTATATATCCATGTCTGTGCGGAGCTTTTCACAAAAATGGCCGTACTGTCCCCGCTGCGGTAGACAAGATTATCCCCCTGCAATTGTATCCACGCGGCACTACTGGGTTTACCGTCGATGCCCGGTCGGTCGCCTCCCGGCGTATTCGATGGCTTGGAGGTCTGACCGAAGTCAGGTGGTGCGCTCGTACCGTCCCACGCTTTCAACAAGTTATACGCGGTGGTGTATCGGTTGCGGTATTGGCCTAGTATACCATCCGCCAGTATCGTGGTGTAAATCAATTCCAACGTGGCTGTAGCCGAGCATGACGCGAGCACCCGCTGCGCCTGCGCGGGGGATTGATGATAGGCGCACGCCCACATGATACGCTCTTTCACATTCCTTGCCGGAAAGCCGTAGTTGCTCATAGTGGACTGGTACTCGCTCCAATCCGCGTCCCATTGCGCCTCTTGGAAAGCGTGGTTTTTGTCGCGCTGCGCCCACGTCTTCCACGCATTGCCCTCGGCGGTGGATAGATAGCGCGTCATCCAGTTGACCGTATTCGCCTGCACCTGCCGGGCGAGGGTGGGAGCCGACGTGGCGAACGTGTCCCACCCCTCCGGGTCGGCGGTGCGGCCACGCTCCAACAGATTGCGGGCGCGCGTACCGTACCATTGCATCATGCCCATGGTAATGGCGTCAACGTAATTGCACGCTCCCCAATCGCAATTACTCTCAACTGTGCCGATGACGTACATGGCGTAGTAAGCGGTATTATCCATAACTATAGTATACCCCGCCCGGAGCACCGAGCGGGGTATGGGTTGCGTTTCTGATGTCATTTGGAGACACGGAACGTTGACAGCATGACATAATTAATCTGGCCAGAAATTGCGTCGGTTGCGGAGTTGAGGCGGTATTTCAGGCTTATTTTATCATTGGCCTTGAGCTTGTAGGGGCGTGCAGGCATGGCCGCATACTGGGCTCCACGCAACGACCCGTTGCCTCCGACCACCACCGTCGCCACAGCGGTTGCCAAGAACTCGTCATTAATGTACATTAATAGTTCAATCCCGCGGTATTTATTATCATCCGTAAACGACATGCCTCCAAAACGCGCGGCGGCCGAAACGATATAAATGCCGGATTGAGAGACGGTCAGATTGGTTTTGTCGGCGGACAGTTTGATTACCTGTTCCGCGTCATCGAATGACGTGCGGCCATCGTGCTCGCCGAACGTGATGGCCTGTGGGGTGGTTGAATTTGCGTTGATGGAAAAATTGCTGTTTGACAGTTTTGCCACGGCAATGTTTATATGCTTAAGGAATGCGCTGTTCACGTAGTCGTTTGTCGCGTAAGCGGATTTAATATTACTGATTTCCGTCCCGTTGCTGTCAGCCTTGGCTTTGGCATAGGAGGCATCGGTGGAAGCCGTGTTCCACTTGGTTTTACTGGCCGAAGCGGCGTTCGTGTCACCAGCGCCCAGCGCGTTGAGTATTCCACCGTTGCTGTCAGCCTTGGCTTTGGCATAGGAGGCATTGTCAGAAGCCGTGTTCCACTTGGTTTTACTGGCCGAAGCGGCGTTCGTGTCACCAGCGCCCAGCGCGTTGAGTATTCCACCGTTGCTGTTAGCCTTGGCTTTGGCCTCATTGGCGTTGGACGCTGCGGTGGTGGCGGCAGTCGCATTGGCGAACATCTGCGCGTCGATTTTACTCATATCACTGGTGTAATCGCCACGCCATGACGGCTTGTCGTTCGCGTTGTCTCCGAATTGGGACAGATTGTAATGCGGAGTCTTCTTGATACTGGACATTATGATATCTCCTTGTCGATAATTTTACTTGGTGGTTCGTACGATGCCGTTATTATCTACCCACATCGTATCCAATTGGGCGGCGGTCAACCCCTTGGTTTCCGGAGCCGATGCGGTTTTATCCACCTTGCCTGCAAGACCGGACGTGAGCGCGGACGTGGTGGCGTAGCCGCTCAGATTAATACTGATAGGGGATGTGCTGGTGCCTTTGCCGGATAGTGGCGAGGATACGGCGACTTCACGTAATCCGCCCGACGAGGCGATATTGTGGATGGCGGCATCGATTTTACTCATGTCACCGTTATAGTCACCCTGCCATGTAGGCCTGTCGGTCGCCTGGAACTGGGAGAGATTATAATTGCTGGTATGATTAGTGGCGGTCATTTTTTTTACTCCTTACTGTCGTAATTTTGTGCCGTGGGATTACGCTGCACGTACATGCTGTCGGCGTCGCCACGTGTGAGATAAATTTCTGCGGGCTTCTGTTCCTCGGGGATGAACCTGCCGTAGGGGAATTGCGAACGTCCCGGAAAGTTTCCGGGAACGCAATTATCCACGGCGGTCGCCCGTAAATCATATTCGCGGGCGGACAGGCCGAGCGCGTCATACACGTACGCCTCCAATTCCATGTCATCGTAATCCTTCCAGAACAGGGCGTGGTCGCGAGTGTTGTCATACATGCCGTCAAGCACAATCTGCAAGGCGTCCTGCTTGCCGTACACCGGCGACCACGCCAATCCGGTGACCTGCGACTGTTTGATGAGTCGTATCAGTTCCTCACGCAGGAGGGCCATTTGCCTGATTAGGTCATCGGCGATTTGCTGGATGGCGGCGTTATTGTCCGCAATCGACTGGTTCACCTGCTCGACAAGCGTATTAAAATCGGATTGCAAATCATCGAGATTACACTGGATGCACTCGATTAATTGCAATGTGGTCAACCCGTCACGGTAGGTGAACGGGACCGACGTGGGAATACGCGCCAGTGGATAAGCACGTGGCGCAAGCGCGTTGATTGTCATAATCACTCCCATTGTCCATAGTTATAACAGTTGCTGAAAATGGTATCATACGACCCCCACACCTGCATGAAGCATGGTTCAAGGCTCCGCACGACCTCCATGTCCACGTTGATGATTGCCTGCCGGTACTCCTGTATGAGGCTCATGGCGGACTGGGAGCGGCCCGACGTGTGGGATTTGGTGCTCCCATCTGTAGCGTCGTGTTGCCATTCCGTGCTGGATGTACTATGGGACTGAGAAGAGGTATCTTGCGTGCTATGGCTACTGCCGTCCGTATCCGCTTGCGCCTGATTGGCATGAGTCGCGTATCGAGCAAAATCACCTTGCACGCCGGTTGCGGGCACTTCCGAGTCGTAGGACTGGGACTTGGTGCTACTTGAACTGGTGCCGTCCGAAGAGCTTCGGGTCGCACTATCCTGAGAGGCGCTGGTTTTGCCGCTGGACTGGGCTACAGTATTGGACAGGCTTTCACTGACCATTTCTATAGTGTTCAATGGGTCATATTCCAACGCTAGCGTCCTGTAGCGCTCATTAAAATATGGCATGATTTCCGCCATCGTCATACCCAAGTAAAAAACGAACTGCTGAGCGGTTTCCTGACCAATCTCCCTAAGCGCGTAATGGCGGACGATTTTTTCATTCAACTCCGCGCGGTGAGATTCGTTGTAAATCGGGTAATAGTCGGCGCTAAGATGCAACCTCTTGTCCGTATCGTATCCCATGTTGATGAGGTTGCCGAGGGTTTCGGTATATTCTGCTGGCGTCGCCATCGCGTAGGCGCTAAAATCCTGTACCATTACAATACACCTCCGATGCCTGCGTCGTATGAGGCAGGCATGTCGATATCCGTTGTCCCGCTTGCGCTGGAGTCAAGCGCGTTGGGTACGCCGGAGCTTTGCGCGTCCGCATACTCCACCCACACGTTCAGCTGTGGCCACAGTCGGTTGATTTCCGTCGCCGCCGTCTGCCGGGCCTTGAGAAAACTCAGGCGGAACACGTCCACCTTTTCATTGGCTTGCGCCACTTCGTCGGAAATGAGCCGTTCCTTTTTTTCCGTGCCGCTGGACTGGATGCCCAAATATCCTAGTACCTCATTGGTCACTTGCGTTTTCTGTTGGATGAACTTGTCCAGCAGATAGGGGGTGGTGTTGGGCCACGGTTGGAACATGCTACCGGGGTCGAGCGAATCGTAGCCGATGATATAATCCTGCCCGTCCTGCCGCTGCTGCAACATGTTCTGTACGGTGAGCTTGGTGCGCGGGTCGGCGGTGATGATGGTCGGCAGTTTCAGGCTCTCCAAGTTCACGTCATATGCCTTGTCAATGTCGGCGAGGCGTCGCGCATACTGCCATAAGATATCTTTGAAGCTCATACGCATGCGGTTGTCCCAAATGGGGACGCATTCACGGCCCGCCTTGAGCTGCCGGTAATGGTAGTTGACGCCCACCGGCTCAAAGCACGTCGGGTTGTTATACACGTTCAATCGGCCTTGATAACCGGCTTGCGTGGCGAGGAACCGACCTATGCGTTTGTCTTCGAAGAAGAGCGCGCACCCGTATTCGCACAGGCACATTTCCAGCCATCGTTCATCTACGGTTGGCGGCAGTCCCCGCCAGCTGAACCGGTTTAATGCCAGTTCAGTCAGCAGATGGTAGTACATTGCGTCAAGGCTGGCGGCGCGCGCCTTGGCGTAATTGCCACGCGGATGCAACGCGCCGCCCCTACGATTCTGGTTTTTCCTCGACCTAGACATGCCTCTAGTATAGCACTAGAATGAGATGCCCGGCAATGGGTCGTTATCCGCCCAATCGGTCACGCCGATATCATCCGGGTTAGTCCATATAGTAGCCCCAGACTCGAACACGCCTTTAATGGTCTGCCGATACTGCTCGGGCAAATCACCTCGCACGTAACACTCTTGCATCTGCCAGTAGGTGAATTTTGTCATACATTCCAGCGATTGCGGCGGCGTGATGAAACGCTGGATAAAATACCCGTAACGCAACATGTACTCTCCGACGCTCCGCAGAGCTGAGGGTGCGCACGTCTTAAATCGAACCAACACCCCGACAATACCGTTCGCGAGGTTAAAACCGTCTCCGCCGATGGCACCGGATGTGGTCGGGGGTGTTAATTGCATCTGCTGTACCTGTGCATTGATACCCGCAATGGTGTTTTGATAGTCTCCGAACGCGGAACGTTGCGCGTAATCCGCGTTCATATCCGCCATATTTTGGGCCAACTGGTTCGAAAGCGCTGTAGTCTGAGAGCCGTATGTGTTGGCCTGACTTGTTGTGGCCGCGTTGGTACTCAGCGAGTTCGCCGTGGAAAGTTGGGCGGCGGTATTGTTGATACTGCGGTTCGCTTCAGTGTTGACACCATTCATGACCGCACCGCCTAATGCCGACACCGCGCCCCCGACATTGCCCGAAGCGGCGTTACCCGCCACCCCGACCACGCCGTTAACCACGTTATTCAGCTGTGCGAGGTCAGCTCGCTGATTGTTGATATACGTCGTGTTGTCCAGACTGGTGTTAAGCGAGGTTGCTTGTATCGCGTTATTGGCGTTGCGGTTGCCGATAGCGAGTTTGTTGGCTTGGGTATTGTACTGGTTTTGCATGGCCGTGGCCGCAAGAGACTGACTGATGCCCATCTGCGCTTTTTGGTACGCCCAGTCAGCGGACTGTTGACTGTAGAATCGAGTGTAGGCACTGTTTGCCATTGCCAACTGGGCACCATTGTTGACTATCACAAATTGAGGGAAATTGCCGATGCCAAACGCGGCGTCCAACATTTCCCCGCTATCAATGGGCAACCCATTGTTTTTATCAAGAGGTGCAATCTCGCTTGCACCCGCCTTATTGTACCCAACCGGGTAAAAGTTCAAGCGCGCGCCATTGGGCGCGTAATTATGCACCTCTCTAATAACCAGATTATCGCTTTGGATATTTTCGGGCTTATAGGTGATATTAGTGCCATTCAAGCAAGTGCATTCAACAGTAGAATAGGGGTAGCATTTGAGTTTTTTAAGGTTTTTATAACGTTTAGGGATATTAAAATTATCACGAAAATCATTAATGGTAATAATGTCTTCATATCTGCTGGGCGCATTTGTGGCCGACTGGGGGAACCGGTAGATACGATTATTTAATTCCGAAGGGAGTGTTTTCCCAAACAGCTTATCTACGACATAGCCGGATTGCCTAAGAAAGTCATCATCTAAAGAGGGTATCATGTACATGTTTACAATACCCTGTGTTACCCATGAAAAAATAGAGCCCACTGCCATAAACACTTGGATAGACTGGATGTCCTTAAAGTACAGTATTTCAGCACCGTTAGCCATGTTCTCAAACAGAGAGCCGCCCGCAGTAGTGAGAGACGGTTTTTCCCGACTGCCCGCATCCGCTGACAAATCTACCGTGCTCACGACTATTACGCCGTAATTCAGATTTTCCCCGTCCATGCTGATAAGAGACTTGTACTGTTGGTTTACCGTCACCATTTCGCTACCGGTGTCCAGCCCTTCGGGTAGTGCGAGATAACTGCGACCATAATCGGTCATCTGGTTTTCGTTGGCAATGCCGATATGGCCTCGCACCACATAACATGAACCAAACCTAAGTACATGCTGGAACGACTGCCAAACGTCCAACTGTACAGTGAGCTGAGTAGTGTACGCATTGATGTAATCCACGTGGTTGATGAAATAATACCAATACCGTGGCGTCTCCAAGTCGGGGTAATCGTTATACACCACGACATAGTTGTAGTTGGACGCCTCGTTAAATGGCAGTTCGACGCGCACAGGTTGGCCGAACATGTGCATGACTCCATGCACCCTGTCAATGCCGGGCCGTCGGTCGAACCATTCCTGTTGTTTCTGCGGTGATTCGAACCGGGCTAGGTCACGGTAACTGCTATCCCACGGCACGTTACAGAGTTTCAGCGACGTGTTGGGCGTCCATTGAGCCCAGTTAAACGTCGCCTCGACGTTAGGGTTGATATCTCTCAGCATACTATCCCTTTCATAAAGAAGGGAGTGTTTCACGTGAAACACTCCCTTTTATTATATCGCAGATTAGGCGACTGTCACAGTGCCCTGACAGCTGACACCGAACAGCGCGGCTGTCAGCTTGGTGGAACCGGCGGCCACTCCAGTGACTAGGCCGGTATTGTCCACTAGGGGTTCGCGTCATCAATCATTTGTCCGGCCTCCGGTATGGCAAGGCCCGGAGCGCTCACGTGGGTTGCGCTCCGGGCCTTGCTTTTGCATCAAACCGTGAGTAAGGGTAGCCAGTCGGCTACCCTCCCATTGTATCACGCGGTCACGGTCACACCGGCTTTGCCGGACACGCCGAACAGGGTCGCGGTGATATCGGACGAGCCTGCCTTGACACCGGACACCACACCCGACTCGGATACCGTGGCATTCTCCGGAGCGCCGGAAGTCCATGCGGCCTGTGCGGTCACGTCGGCGGTACGCCCGTCAATCATGGTCGCCGTGGCGGTCGCCTGCGCCGTCTGATTCGTTTTCACCGCCGGGGCGGTCACGGCAATCGACGCGATGATGGACGGGTTGAATCCGATGACACCGTCGCCGACCACCGGCACGCTCAGGGCGGCGGATACGGTGCCGGGCACTTCCGGCGTCGCCGGATTCGTATACAAAGCGGTGGCCGTCACCGGGATGCTGGTGTTCGGTTCGTCAAGGCCGACGACAAGCACGCCGGTGGGCGAAATGTACGTATAATCGCTCTTCGGTTTGACGGTATCGCCGATGGCGTATTCGACCGCGTCGGAGCGGAATGTGGCCGTACTGTCATTGGTGATGGTCGTATCGGCGGTAATCTGCACCGCGCTTCCACGCGACACGTTGGTCGGGGTTGTCGTGCCGCCGCCGTACATGGCGAGTTTGAGTTGGAAGGTCGGTGTCTTGGCCTGCGTGCCGGTGGGCGGCACCGTTTTGGTGCTGGAACCCGCGCCCGTCCAGAACATGATGGCGGGGGCGAATCCGGACACGCTGATGATGTGCTGGATATGCATGTAATGGTTCACCGAATTGATGTTCACCGGGTTCGTCTGCTGTGTCATTTCGTTGATGACGGGAATATCAATGAGGAATTTATTCGTGGTGAGAATGGCCTGCACGCCGTTCATGCCGAACCTGTCCTGCGGGATGACGATGATTCGGTCGATGGTCGGTTCCGCGTCGGTACGCTGGAATACGGTCGCCAGTCCCTGAACGTCAAGCGCGGACTTGACTTCGGGGGAACAGAATAGTACGAGTTCGTCCGGGCGGGCGAACGTCGGCATGTGACGCGCGTTGTATCGGGTGGACACGAATTTCAGCGTGTCGGCCCATGCGCGAATCTGCCGCAGCATGTCGCGTGCGTCGGTTTCCGTCGAACCCATGTCATTCAGGTCCTTGGCCATGTGGACACGCCAATATCCGCCTAGCTTCGCATACTCGACGAACTGGTGGCACATGGCCTCAAACAAGTCAACCTCAGCCGCATTGTAACAGGAGGTGAGAATCTGCGAGGTGAGCGAGGCTAGGCCGGTTTCGGAGGTGAATGCACGCTGGAGCGTCTTGTCCTCCGTGGTCACCGGATAGAAGTGTGCGAAATCAAGACGGTGATACAGCGAATCCACGTCAATCTTCCACTTCCGGAAGTTATCCGCGCCGAGATACTCGGCGTTCGGGTCGTACACCTGAGCGAGCGGCATACCCACGGCGATTTCTTGCCACGTGTCGCCATACGCCTGAGACGCACGCTGAAAAACGCCGAGCGGATTGTTCCACCGCCACGTGTTCACATAGGTGCCCCCGATACGGTTGACAAGAGCTGCGTAGAATTCGTTCTTGAGCTGAGTGCTGGACATGAGCGTGGCCATCTGGCGGTCCATGTTCATCTGGGTCGCACTTGGCATGCGCCGCTGATATTCAGGCGACGCCTCGTTGCGAATCATATTGAGAATCTGAGCATTATTGAATTCGGTGAGCGGGCGAAGCTGCTGCTTCGGCGTCACCACTGGGGCGGTCGGCATGATGGTTCTCCTTTTCTGTTCACTTAATCTTCATACAGGTCGTTGAATGTGCTGTATGTACCGTTATAGTCATCGTCGGTCATTTCGGCCGATTCCGTTGTCGCGTCATCGTCGGAGCCATCGTTGAGCACGTGGTCTGCCGCCGCGTCGCGCATCGCCTCAATGGTCTTGGACAGTTCCGCCACGGTCGCCTCCAGGGCGCTGATACGGTTGGCCATGTCGGCGTCCTTGTCATCGCCAGCGTCTTCTGGTTCGCCGTCATCGCGCGTTTCAGGCTCCGGGTTCGGCGTATTGTCGGCGTCGGTCGCGTCCTGTTCGGTGTCGGGCGTGGTGTCCGGCTTGTCGTCGGTTTCGGTATCGTCCATAATAATCACCCCTTAAGATAAATGGCACGGCGGCAATCACGCTGCCGTGCCGGATTGCTAGGCTGTGCGGGTTCCCTCGCCGTCGCTGGGCGTTGGCTACGCACGTCTACATCCGACCGACTCGCCTTACCGATTTGCCTGACGGTCGGGCCATCGAATCGACTTGGGACGCACATCCCGCTACCGGTCATTATAACACAAAAGTATGCCCATCGTCGTTGAAATGCCGCGACCCCGGCAGGAACTCATCGTAGGGGATGGGTGCGGCGCGATGCACGCCGCTCAACCGCATCACCGTCTCGCCGCCCGCCTCTATGCCACAGTATTTGCGATTGCCGAGGATACGCAACTTGTCGTAATTGTGGTCGTTTTTCCACGCTCCCAGTTTCCTGTCATCCGGTTCGATGTCAATGGGCGCATCCAATCCCTCCAATATCATGCCATCGGTGTCGGCGTAAAGCACTCGGTCGGCGTTCGCGTTCATGGCACGCGATAGTATCCGTCTGCCATAGGCGTTGACATAGGCGGCGGTCGGCAGCCATGCCAGACTGTTGGCCGACCCGGGCTTGTCCACGGTAAAATCCACACCACCGTCCATGGAGGGCTTCGGATGCAGCATGGGACGGTAGAGCGAGGCCCCGAATTTTCCCACCAGCGAGTTCAGCAACAGTTTCGCCATTTGCCTGCGTTCCCCGGTTGCGGTTTGTTTCAAGTGAAACCATTTGTCCACGTATGTGTAATATAGCCCGTGTGATTTGCGGAACTTCCATCCGCCGATATGCTCCCACACGTGCACGTCATAGTTTTCCGTGAGCGTCTCCCAATCCACATCCGTGACGGGCATGGTTACGACGCCTAACGTGCTATCCAAACGTTCACCCTCATACCCCCATACGGGGAGGATATTGGTGAGCGTCGCCGTTCCGCCCGGTTTCAACTGCGCGTCGAACGCGATGACATCGATATGCAGCGGATAATCATTATCATGATGATATTCGCCGTCATACCACACGGGGGCCCCCACCGGCATGGGAGCGTCGCGCATGATGCTCGGGTACAGACTGTTCACATCCCAGCTCCGACAATTCTCATACTCTCCGGGTTTGCTGTACACTATCGCCCCATAGTAGGCCGGGCGCATCCGGTGATAATCCGCCTTATCCAATGGCGGGAAATGACGTTTGAATCCGGCGTAATCCCCGTCGATATAGTCGGTCATCGCCATGGACGCTATTGTAGTGCCCCTGAGATTCAGGGCCTCGCATTCCCGTGCGATGTTCCACGTGGTTTCCAAGTCATCCATGCCGCCGAACGTTTCACGTGAAACATTCAGGCCATCGTCTCGAGTAACATTGCGGACATCCAGAAAATCCACGGTGATGCCGCCCATGCGCACGCGAAAACTGTAGAAATGACCACGGATGTTGAACGTGCCCCACACGCCATCCTTGGCTGGGTTCGATTGCAATGGCAGTCGTTTCAGCAGCTCGGCGGCTATGGGCTTGATGTCCTGCCATCCGTGGGCGCACCATACGCGCGTGTGATGTTCGAGCATGGTGAGGCGGATGACGGCGTTCACCGTCAATGGTTCCACACCGTCATCCGTGCATAGCATTGCGCCGTCTGTCGCCGCCATTCGACGCTCTCGCATGATTCCATCCTTTTTTTAGTGCCGTGCCGCGTTGGCCATCCATTCATCAAGTCGTGTCTCTACATCTCCTGCATCCGCTTTTGTCTCCCATTTGTGTGTCTTATCATTATACCATGCGGCCTCCCGTACCACGGCGCTAAAATTCGTGTTGTTTATCAACCATCGTTTTTGACGGTTCGATAGAGCGGAGAATTTTTGGGCGATGCTGGAGTCGAATGCCTCTAATTGCTGTTCGACCCTATCAAAATCCGCAACCCCCTCGTTCTTTGAAATCTGTCGAGTTCCCGCATGTAGTGGAGCTCGCCCTGTAAGCCCTGCGTATTCGAGAATCTCTCGTTCAAGTTTCCTCCTGCCCCCCTCTCGTATCATCATGCGCGCGTGACTTATGCCACGCTCTGAGCCGAACACGTTCGCACGGTTGCGTGTGAGTTCGTCACGCGCCGAACCGCCGACCGTATGAGTGCCCAGCACGTCGAGCGGTGACTCTCCCGCGCGTTCCATTTCACGTATTTCGGCCACGGTGTAGCGGGCCATGCTCAATGCCTCGAATTGTTGGTCGCGTTTGATTTTCCGCCGTGCCTCGATACGGCGGCGCTGCTGTTGCCTCAATGTTTTCCGACGTTTTGACGGGGCGGCGCTGATTTCCGCATCGGTTATCAACGGTCGCGCCGCCAGCTCCCTATCGAGTTTCGTGACATGCACGTCGGGAACAACCTGATACGGCTCGTTATCTCGGGCTCTTAAGGCTTGCTGTTGTTCCCCGAATTCCTGCCCGATGCGGCGTGCGACCTGTTCGAGTTGTTGGGCGCTGAGCTTTCCCAAAAACGTTTCGGTGATTTGCTTGGGGAGGTGCCCGGTGCTATAGTCTCTGACCGCCTGCTCTCGGCGTACCTGTGCTGACCTGATGGCGGCATTACGTTTCAGGCTGCCAGCTCGTCGTCGATTGTTTTTACGTTTTGCCACAGCCTCTCCTTTGTGAGTATGAAACACCCCTCGCTGCAAGGATGGAAGCAGCGAGGGGTGAGTTTGGCGGCAACATCCCTATAGGGACATTACCATGTTATCATATGGTGTGGACAAATAGTCTATTTGCGGCTTTTTTCCGACACCAGTTCGAGGTCGAAGAACTTATAGCCTCTGCGGCTCTTCTTTTCCACCACCTTGAGAACGACAGGCGCGGCCCACTTATCCGGCGTGCCAAAAATGGCGAAGAGATTGCCGAATGCGTGCGCCAGCGTGGGGGAGGCGGCGGCAAAGTCGCCCTCTTCTGCGTGGATGACGACGCGAGTGGACGAATTGATTTCACCAGTCTCCTGATTGGCGACCTCGATGGCCTGCGCCAGCACGTTGGTGACATGCAGCGGCTCGTTAAGGTGTTCGTCCACTTTATCGGCGGTCTGCATGGCGTTGTACAACGCCATCTTGCCGTCCATAGTAGTGGTGTCGAAGAAATGGGATACGGCGTTAGTGCCGTTTGCGGAAAAGTTGTTGCCGTTCTTTACGGTCAGTTCGTTGTCAGCCATTGGTGTTGCCTTCCTTATAGTTGGTTGTTAATTATTTTTCCTCGGAGATGATATCATCTTCGACCACGTTGCCGCCAAGCGGCCCCGCATAATCAATAATGGTATCATCACCAAATTCGCAATTAGCCCAATAGATTGCCTCATCCATGCGCGTTGCCTGCTGATGATATTCAGCGGACATGGGTAGCATATCCTTGTTAATCTTGCGGGCTTTCTTCATGGCCATGTCAGCCGTGCGGCACGCGCCATCTACGACCACCTCGGTGTCAACAAGCTCTCCGTTTTCACTGCGCGTAACGCCACGCACTACACTATAATGCTTGGCTCGCTTAATGTATGCCATAATCATACCGCCTTATCTTAATGTTGTTGTTGCTGCGACATTCTCGCAATGTCTTCATCAGTATACCGTACGTCGGTCAGATTGTCAAAACAAAGAGACGCGGCTTTAATGATAGTCTGGGCGAACTCATCACCCTCCCACGTCTTGCACATCTCATAGCAAGTCGCACCCTTGACATGACAGACCGCACACCACGCCACCATCGCCGGACAGTAAATAAGCATGGACAGCATTTCGATGTCCTGCGTTCGTGATAATGCAGCGTACTTTGATGAGCGGGGCGTGATGCTTAGACAAATGTTCGCCGCGTGTTCGATACTGTCAGCAAACGCCACCTGACCGCCTTGAGGCTTATAAAAATCCTTGAGTAGTGCTATACTACGGCACAATGTCTCCCAATCTCCACCTCCTTTATTGTATTCACGCAAATGCAGGTTACGTCGACGGCCCCGAATGACACGGCGCACACGGTCATCGTCCAAAATACCGTCATCAAACCAATTCGTGCGATTATCATTACCCTTCATTTTCGACATCCTTTCGCCAAACACTTTGCACCACATATCACTAACACCTATCAATCAACGGAGTATCAGCCAACGCCATCGCGTCAACCAGCATATGAGCCACCTGCGCATAATCGCACGCATCAAACGCCATAGTCGACCAATCCAAATGACGCCTGCCACCAGACTGAGACCGCACCGATACCGCATAACGCAACTCATACACCCTCCGATGAGGACAATACACCAATCGCACATCACCGTCCTTAAGCCCAGACGGGAACACGGCAACAACCTCATCGCTCGCCATCATCAAACATCCTCTCAAACGGCAAACGCACCTCAACAACACCATTCAAAACCCCGTTTGAATCAAACGAAGAGTGAGCAAAACCAACATACACATCAAACCCGGCAAACGCATGACGGACAACGTCAAGCACACCATCCAACGCCTCCTTAAACGTACCGGCCGGATACGGGCCCATCACCTCCACATACTCAGGCGTGAGCTCAAATACCGTAAAATCATCAGGCGTAACAGTAAAACACCACATTATCTCTCCTTATATCGATTCTTTTTTCAAACAGTGAAATACTCACCATACTTAACATAATGCGCAATCAAATACGCATCAAAAAACTCCTGTTCAGAACAGGGAGCAAGAGCCACATGCAAACCCTCACGAATATCATCATCCATAAGAGCCTCGGCACTGCCATAATCGACCTCACGCCCATCCAAATCAATCACTATACGCATTTCTTTCCATCCTTTCCTTTTTCCTTGAAGTTGACACTTATATCATACCACACCAAAACACCACACACACCGATACATCAAAAAACAGCGAGAAAATCCACGCACTTAAATCATGAACAAAACAACACGCTAAAAATCATGAGACAAAAAACGAGCGTAATTAACAACAGGAAAGAACGCGGTAAAACAGAAGCCAACAGAGACGACAATAAATGACAGAACAGGAACGGTGATAAAAAAATACAGAACAAAACACAGAACAAAACACAGAACAGAGCAGCAATGGAAAAAGGATAGCTGCTGGGGGCCCTCCCCTCCTTTTAGATCGGAAGAGCACACGTCTGAACTCCAGT